AAGGTCTAACTGCAAAGCAAAAGACATTACCTAACGCTTTACAAAAAAAAATTATGAAATCGAAAAAAAAGAAATCTAAATAAGTTCTGATAAAGTTGTTTCTTTAGCATGATGTTCTCTAGAGACTCTTCTAACTTTTCCATATTCTATTTCTTTTAATGCTCTTGGGTCGTCTTCAAAGACCATTTCATCTTCTGCTGGTTTCGTTGGTTTTTTTAAAAATTGTTTATATATTTTTCTTAACTCTGCATTATCTCCTCTACCTTCAAAGCGACACTTAGAGCATCGCTTTGGAGTGGTTCTTTGATAAGATACATTTTTAAGTGTTTTCCCACACTGATAACAGTCAGTAAGATTAAGTTTAGATTTGTCTAATTTCATGTTCATTTCCTTACATGTAATTAAAATGGTATTTCATCATCAAGATCGTCGTCTTTTTTCTGTGATGGTCCACCATCTTCTATGGCAGCGTGTTTAGTTTGTAATACTTCTCCCAATTGTTGCATGCCAGGTTGTGTAATGCCATCAGTTATCGGCTGAAAATCTTTTGTAGAACGATCATTTTTTACAACTTGTATTTTTACGTTGTAGCTACCATCATTGTTGTCAAACATTGATATATAATACTTTTGATCAGCCTTCAATAATATATCTCTTTTTTGAGCCTTTTGTTCTCCAGCTAATTTTTGATAAGGATACCATTCATTGTTACCACCTATCTTAACTCCCTCATTTTTGAAAATTTTAATTTGAGTTATTGTTTCATATTGATTCATTTTCTTTAATCCTTTTGTTTGTTTGTTTTATTAAATCATCTTCACAAGTTTGGCATGCATAGTATGGCTGTTGTATTGATTCAATAATTTCTTTTTTATTAAATAGTTTACCACAGCCATCACATTCCCATGTATCAACTAATGTCACAGTCAATCCCTCTCTAATGCAGATTGGGCAACTTTAAAAATTTGATGCACTTCATCCCATCTTTCATTGTCTCCAAACTTTTCTTTTACCTTTGGGTACAAACCTCTAAGATCATTAAGTCGTGCTTTCTGCCTTATATCTATACTGTATTTTTTGTTTTTGATTAAATCTATATCTTTATTAATTTTAGATATTACTTGGTCCCAAGATGGTTGAGGCGGCAGATCATCGGCTGAGGAGTTTGATTCAACTGCCGCCCCAGGCTTTTCTTCTTCCGTGTCGGTTGGATCTTCAGACCCTTCATCTGTATTGGAAGAAGATTCGTCTAAGTTATCTGCATTACGTTTTGCAGTTTCTAATTCATTGGCACTTGCATACTCGCCACCACTAAGACCTAGTGAGGCTAAAGCACGACCTATCGATGAGGTTTCTCCATTCTCTAATGCAGAAGTTGTGTTGACATGGCCTTGCCCTCTAATTTCTTCAGCCATACCAGACCCTATAACCCTACCTTCTTTATCAGTTATGACGGCCTTTATAACTACTCTCTTACCATCATCAACCAATATTTTAGTATTAACACCAAATTCTGTGCCATGTACTTTTCTGAAGGCCTCCATTCTGTGGACAACCTGGGTATATTTTTTGTTACCCTTTTGCATTACACCATGTTTCTTATGCATATCTGCAACTTCAGACATGGCTTTAGTTAAATCAGCCAATTTATTCTCCTCTTACAAGTGTTAATAATGATACTTGTTGTTGAAGATTTAGTTTATCTCCTTTTAATTCAAGTATCTGATTTTCTAATTTTTCAAGTTTGATTTCTAATAAATCTTTTGCTTGAATTAATTCTTGTTCTTTATGTGTCATTCCCATATTACACCACCATTAGATATAAATTTATTTTTAAATTCTTGATAAGAAGATGCTGTGCTTGTGTAAATTGCTTGTACTTCATCAAAATATTTACTGTGTGGAGAATACGTTGCTTTAGTATTTATCTTTGCAATTCTTTCATCTTTCCAATAAATATCTTTTCCATCATGAAATCTTTTTGACATCATAATCCTCTGTCTGCGACCAGATTTACCTTTGCGTGTGTGTTCACACCTTACAATCATTTTCTTCTCTTCTAAGGCTTTAAAACGAGCAGTAACAGTAGAATAAGAATAGCTATCTAAGTCTCGCAATACATCGTCTTGTATGCATCCACTTGTTCCGTAATTATCTATTACGTCATAGACTATTTTTTCCATACGAGTTACATCCATTTCTTTTGTAGACTCTTTACTAGTAATATCTGCATCGTTACGATGTAGTTTGTATACCTCTGTCATTTAGTACTCCCATAGTTGTTTTGCTATTTTGATAATTTGTGGACCATGTAGCCTAGCGATTTCGTCCATGTCTGGTTGGATTAAACTTGCCAATGTTTTCCATGACCCATTACTTACTTTGAGTAAATTCTGTGAAACTTTCCATGAATTTACTACTTGATTATAAGCTATTTCCAGATTGTCTTCCTTTAATAACTCACAATTCTCTTCGTTAATTATACTATAATCCGATGATGTTACTGATAATAAGGCAGGTTTTTGTTTGGTTGCTTTCCAATAAACTGCTTGTTGTTTTATCCAAGCTGGCCTTGGTTCAGTATATGGTTTTGGTATTCTCCAAGTTCTAGTACCATCTTTTTTGGGTGGATTTCTCAAAGGCATATGACATTTTAAGTCTATTTGCTTACCACCACCGCTGTAATCTTGATATATCATAATAGGTATATCAATTTGTGGTTCTTTAAAAAGCAGTTGATACTCACCCTCAATCTGATTTACATTTGAAAAATATTCCTTAACACCTTCTGCTGCATTCTTTATTAAGTTTGGAATATGCTCTCTAAATTCTTCGTATTCTTCTTTGTCCTTACCATTATCAAAGTTTCTTGGTTGGTATTCTTGATACTTTGATAGAGCATGACGAACAGCATCATTAATGTTTGATCCATCTTGTTGACCATCTATTGTTGAATAATCATCAAGACCCATAAAGTAATCAAGACCTAATTGACTAATAGTACCACTCCACATTCTAGCTGCATTAGGAAAAGACATTTTATGCTCTTTTCTAAGGTATAGCTTTAATAACCACTGGTCTTTGGGTATGTTTCCATTGCTAAAACTCTCGTGAATGCTGCCAAAAGTTTTACGATATTCTGGTATATTTTTCATAACATTTAAACTCCTCAATTTTTTTTTATCAAACATTTGACAATATGTCAACACCTGATAAAAGTAATTATTATGTTATTACAAGAATATTTAAATCAAAGTAGAGAATCACAATCTAAGTTTGGCAAGAGGTCAAATCTTTCTCGTTCTAGTATTTGTAAAATATTAAATGGTGAGAGGTTTCCAAGTCCTACTGCCATGAATAATATTGAGATTGCGACTGATGGACAAGTGAGAGCGAATGATTTTATGAGACAATATCAAGAGAGACTCCGTGCCGAACAGTCGAGATAAAGGCGCTGCCTTCGAGAGAAAGATTTGTTCTATGATAAAGCATAGCCTTGGCTATGATGCTAGGAGAAACCTAGATCAATATCAAATTGGTGGTTCTGATATTGAGATACCTGGATGGAGCATTGAATGTAAGGCTTATAAATCTGGAACTATCTACAGAAAAACTTGGTGGGACCAATGTGTTTCTAATTGTAAAGGTAAGAAACCTGTACTAATTTATAAATTCAATAATCATCCTATTAAGTGTGTTGTAAGAATAAATACATTATCCAGAAATTTTTCTAATACAGAAGAGCTTTTATGTGAGGTTGATTTTGATACCTGGTGTTACATTGTTAGGGAGAAAATAGATGTCACGTAACGACAAAATGATTTTTAAAAAATTTGCGCGGTTATACAAGACGCAAGAAAAATTTACTGATGCCATGATGACTCATCCAGATATAAACATGATGCAAAGAAAAAATCCAAAGATGGCAAGGTTAACTCTTGAGGCCTATTGGAAATATTATCGTGATCTTTCTAGTGTAGAGAGGGGTAGTCGAAAGGTTGAGGATTTTGTTCACGGCTATGTTAGTAAGAACATTTATGAGAATCTGACATGAAGATTGGTCAAGACTTAACTGACAAAGCGTTAAACATAATCAATGATCGTGGTAAGAATTATGGAGATATAAAAAAGAATCATGACCTAATTGCTATCGGAGTTGACGTTGTCGTCAAACAAGCTATTGAACGAGAAGGAAAAGTTCAAGGAAAAGACATAGCTTTAATTATGGATTGGATAAAAACTGTTAGATTAACATTTGATCCAGATCATGAAGATAGTTTAGTTGATAAGGTTGGATACTGCATAACATATCTTCAAAACATTAAATAATTTATTGTATTCTTTTAAAAAATATTTATTATTAATATCTCTAGTGTATGTAGCCTTACATTAGTTGTTTTGATAACCAGAAAAAGGAGAGTTTTGTGACTCTCCTTTTTTTTATTTGACAGAATTTTTTTTTTTTGTAAAATGTATTTTATATTATCTAATATATATTATTCAATATACATAGTTTAACAAAATATAATACTAAACTAATTTATAAAAAATATGTTAAATAATGTAATATTAGACTAATACATATTAATCTAATATTACATTGTATCTTAATCATTTTTCATTAAAGTTTTTTCAATCCCATCCTTTTTTATCTCTGTAAGATGCACCTCTATGCTATCTGATTTTAGGCGCAAATTGTGGTAGTTCATTTGAGCCAAGATAAATGTTTTGTAATAATTCTCAATTTTACCATTAACTCTGACTATAAATTTCCAATCATTGTTTTTCATTTTTAATATCCTCCTTAATTGCTAGTCCAATATGATAGGCATGATGTGGAACTATTGCATTACCTAGACCTTTGAGTCTGTTGACTCTGTCTTTTTGATCGACGATGGTTCTTGGCACTCCTCTAGGTTCGTCCATCCAATAGGATATCCCATTAGCCACTCCGTCCAATCGCAATTCAGTCTCGCATCTCCCTCGGTCTGATATATCTTCATTGTGAGGTCTATTTGTCTCCCATCTTTCAATCGTTTCTCGTAATATTGATTGTTGCCATTGTACGAGTGTTTCTGAAGACCATGTGTCGGAGTTGGATACTTCCATTCTTCCATCCTTGGTGGTCGCAACGTTACTCCGTTCATCATAGCTTGAGCCTCTTTCTCCGTCATTTCTCCTTTCTCCACTAGCTTTCTGAACTTCATTGTCTGCCCCATTGATGCATGACCATATCCCTTGGTTGTCGGAGTTGGATACATTGACATTGTTTTGGGATGTACTTGCTCCCTCAAATTGCTTGGACGTTTTCGTCCTTTTCTGTGACCTTGTTGCATTTTCCTGGTCGCATCCTCTGACCTCGGTGGAAGTGAGTCCATGGTAGTAGGAGTTGCCCAAGTTTTTGCAGATGATGAAGACTCTATTCCTTCTGTGCCTCGCTCCGACTGATGCAGCCGAAATAACAAACGTCCTCGTATGGTAGTTAATGTCTTCCATTCTAAGCAATACCTCGTCAAGTCCCATGGAGACATGGCCATAAACGTTCTCGAAAACGCAGTAAGAGGGTCTAACTTGTTTAACAATTTCATGGATGTACGGAAAGATGTGTCTAGGATCTTCTTCTCCTTTCCTTTTCCCACTTGTACTGAATGGTTGGCATGGATATCCACTTGTAAGGACTCCAATTGGTCTTTGAATAAATTTTCTTGGCTCATTTGCTAACTCCTTAACATCATTAAATATTGGTATATTTGGAAAATTTTTATTTAACACTTTATGACAAAATTTCTCAGTATCACAAAATGCTATGGTCTTGGATAATTTTGCCCAATTAAATCCAAGAGCAAAACCACCAATACCACTACACAGATCAAGATGATTAATCATGACATTAAATCCTTTCCATTTAATTCAGAATACATGGTTAAACCAAAATCATATCCTTGTTTATAATAAGCAGATGAACTCTTATTTTCATCCATGCCATCTCCACGTAACAAGGCATCTGCAACTCCATCCTTAAAGAAAGACAAATAGCCTCTTCGTTTTTTTTCTGTAGGATTATCCATATGATTAATCATGACATTAAATCCTTTCCATAGTTAATCTTGGAATAGATTATTTGCGTAAGTCTTATAAAGTTATCAATTGATTTTAATTTAGCATCTTTATCATTGTTAAACACATCTGCATTTTTTGTAATTTTACTATTTTTAATATCAATTTATTATATGATTGTTCATTCGTACTCCTCCCATAGAAGATCAACATTATCTTTTAATAATTCATCTATGAACTTTTGTTTTGCAATTTTCTTTGCGTCCTCTGTAAGTTCGTTAAAGTTTAATAGATGAATTGGATTGTTAATATAAACATAAATGCCTTTACTCATTTAATATTCCCACCTTTCCACACCACAAATTTCGACATCACAATTTGGATTATCTTTTTGCACTTGATCTTCAATAGCATCTGCGATGCTTTTTAAATTTATCAAAAGTGTTTCTCGACCACCCTCTTCGTCTTTATAAGTGTCGACATGTTCATATATTTTTAAATGTGTCATTTTACTCTCCATCAAACATTTCTTTTATAGTTTTTTCGTCATGGATATGATCATAATCAAATGCCATATCCACTCCATTACCAATGATTTCATTTATGCATCTATCTTTAGCTATATGTTCTGCCTCGACAATATTATCTGCCCACTCTTTTTCAGATGATAACAAATCCATATTAGTAGGTATTTTCTTAACAGTATAATAACCAACGAATTCTGCTCTTACTCTTATATGATATGTCATGATGTCACCCCATCATAAAGTTTCCATGCATCGTCAAAAGATAAAAAGTTAAGGCAAGTATCATTAGGATGATGTTTGGTCATATGATCTTGGAACTGAATATTTGTGTTACCTTTTTTTGCATAGGCATAAAGTTCCTTTTTGATCTTATCAACACATACAAATTTTTTACTCATATCTGATCTTAATTTCTTTTGATCAATATAATCATATAACTTGTCATGACAAAAAGACTCAAGATCATAATCATAGTAATGTGTTTTCCCACTACTTTGAAACGACCCCTTAGGAAAATTGTCCTTGATCCATGAATTAACTTTTTCAATATCGTTCCACGAATAATCACCATAACTATGTTGACGATCACTACCACCATGACCATCATTTCCTACACTAATCATTTTCTTACCATCAACATAGACAATCGCATTATAGCAAGGAGTCTCTTCAGACCCTTGCTTATAATAAGTTATATTTTTGAGTTCTAATTTCATTTTATTTCTCCTCCTCGTAGTTGTTTACAAACTCTAAAACCTTACTCCAATCACTACTTAAAAATACTGCATCATGACCATGTTTTTCAGTATCATAATGTTGTATAGAATATCTGTGTGGCAATTGTTCTAGTTTCTGTGTCTCCTCATCAGTTACAAAAATTTGTAAACCTTTATAAGTAAAACTAGGGCTAAGATCATGAGTATAACTAGATGATATCCATTTATATGGGATTGGTTCATTTATAGTAATTTCTGGGTGTGTGACCTTTGGATCACTATAATAATTTTCTGTGAAGTCATTCATTTACTGTATCCTCCTTATTGTGAAATTATCTAATTCAAAATCTTGATTTAAAAATGCGTCGTCGTCTGACACATCTAAATAAGCACTTAAGTATAATCTCATTGGTTCGATATTTAATGAAAAATGTTGTAACTTTTCGTTGTCGTCAAAAAGATTAGTATCTTTATAATGATCATATAA